AACAACACGGTTACCTTGTCGGTTGATTAGTGACGATGGGTCGCCACCTGCAAATTTAAAGATACTTTGTTTATCATCACCAGCTACAAACACTTCTTCAGCATCTCTGCTAACAAAGTCAATGACATCCCACTGCAGCGGTGATAAGTCTTGGGCTTCATCTACAAATACATATTGAAAGTATGGACGTATAGCTTGCTCTAGGTATTTTTCTAGCTGGTCAGTGAAGTCATACTTGTTTTTCTGGTCACGGAACTGCTTGTAAAATTCACTGAACTTGTCAAGTTCATCTGGTGTAATGCGGGCATTGAGTTGCGCGCTTAACACATCTTCGCTATTGGACTTTAAATTACGCTTGAGGCTGTCGTAAGTTAGCACAACATCGCCAGCGTTATTGTTGTAAGACATTCCATCTTTATTTGAGTAGGCAGCACTGCCTGAAATGTGATAGCCCGTTAACTCACCCAGTAGCTTGTAGTCTTGGTAACTAAGCATTTGCTTACGTGGTATACGTCTGTAGCACAGAGCGTGAAGCGTACTAAAGCCAGTAAAGTCAGATATTTGATAGTCTGTATTTTTGGTTAAAGCTCGATCAATAGCTTCCTGTGCACCAGTCTTTGAGAACGTGGTAAAACAAATATCTTGGGGAAGTGCTTCTTTATCAAGTACCTGCGTAAGTAGATCCATTAAAGTGGAAGTCTTACCAGTTCCTGCGCTTGCTACAAATATCGTTTCATTAATATGCGGATTGTTCATTGAGATCAGGCATCGGTGCCGATGGGTCGATACGTAAGTGCTCTTCACGTACACGCCAACATCTTACTTTTAGCCGTATTGGTTCTTTCATTGTATGCATTGTTGCGTCAGCCTTAAGCACTTGCTTTAGACATGACAGTATTTTGTTATCGGGTAGTTCTTTAAATCGTTGTTGGTTTAGGTAATCTTTAAGATCAATCATTCTGAATAGATAGTTACCATTGACTTTGATTGGTCCGCTCTTGAGTGCATTAGGGTTGTCGCTTGCACTAGCACAGAACATAGACACATACTCCACGAACTGACCTACGGGAGTCATCTCAAACGGTATGTCAATTTGTGTGCAATTCTTTAGCAGTAAGTTTTGTTGTTTAATCCAGTCTTCTTGTTTGATAGGTGGATATTTAAACAACAGCTTCTCCATAACTTTTTGGTTGAATTGATTAAAGTTATCAAACTGTTCGGTGGTGAGTTGTATTTCAGAGTCATCGAGTGTCAGAAACCAGAGAGGCGGGTCGCTTTTAAGTTGCATGAGCGAACGGTTGTTGGGTAGAAATTCTTCCCCGCCAATGCCAAACTTACGTTGTCCGCACAGGCTAGCGTCGCAGTATTTACAGAGTGGCTGATTGGAACACTGATACTTGTAATCTTTTTTACTGTAAGAACTAATGATAGCTTCAACCTCTCTGTCTTCTAACGGTTCAGCAAACTTACGATTATACTTAGGCAGTAAGTGTTTCCAGTCTGTTGGCTGGGCTTTCTTGAGGTATACAGCAACGTTGGACAGCGTGACGTTACGAGACTCACTGTGTTGCGTTCTATTTTGGAAAATGTAATTAAGGCAGGGTGGTCCTTCGGGTAGCTCTTCAACGTCTAGTTTGGGGACTACGAGAGTTTTAAAATCATCTGCTGATAAAGTCTTAGATTGTGCGTATTCTAGAAATTCTTGTGGGTTAAGTGCTTTACCTTCTACATCAAAGGCGTACTGCAGTGTGGGGTTGCCTGAGTACGGCATGTTAATCCAGTTACCATACTTACTGTCGTCTTTGCGATTGCTGATCTTTGGTTGCTTTGGGTATATCTCACAAGCACCTTGACCAAAGAAAGCTGAGAATGATTTTAACTTGTCGATTACAGATGCTGCAGATATTTCTTCTGAGAAGAACAAGTATACATGAGCACCGCCTGACTTAGAGCGACAGACAACAAACGGTAAGTTGTGTTCTTTGACGCTAGCAATTATACCTTCGATTGTGTTCGCTTCTTGGTATACGTCTACGTCTAATACGCCCCAACGAACACGGTCTTCGTTAATCAGGGGTGTACATCCGATAATTTTATCACCGCTTAGGTGTTGTTCCCATGTGTCTGTAGTGAGCGGAGCTTTGACAAGAAAGGACTTAGAGTCTGTCTTGCCGTCACGGTCACGGGTCTTGCCAGTCAGCGATGTTTGACCATGCACTTCTGGGTTACAGACGAATAGATCGTTGAAACGGAATGCTAAATCTGCGATTGGAATCATAAGGGCAAAAAACCCTAGCCCCTCGTTGAGAGGCTAGGGTGGACCAGATAATAGCTAGTACGGCAGTGCGTCAGAGGATACAAGTTTAGGTGTATCTTCTGTTTGCAATAGCGGTGTGTCTGATGCGTTTTTGTACGTATCGGACGCAACGGTTAGCGTTTCTTCGTCAGCTTCGAAGTCGAGAACACGAGGTTCTGCAAATTCAAAGTTGAAGTAGTCATCACCATTCTTGCTAGTTTCAAGCACTGACTTAAGTTGCCAAGCTTGAGCATACAATGGGGGCTGTACATCCATACCGTCGTAACGGAAACGATTGATATCGCTCGTTAGTTTGCGTGATACACGCAGTTGTGACGATGTGAATGGGATAACAGCTTGCTCCCAGGTATCGTTTACTTTGAGCATAACGAACCAGTAAGTTGTAAACTTAAGTTCGTTTTCGCCCAGCCATTCGTCATACTGACGTTCACGTCCCTTTTCGTAAGCGGGGTGGCTTACAATGGTCAGTGGGTGGTTGCCTTTGAAACCGCCACCTTTTGAACGGGGAACCCATTCGGTGTAGATGGACTTAGTGTAACAAGGGATAATCTCTGCGGGCTGATCTATGATGCTTTGCGTTTTAGCAAAGAACAGATCGCCAGACTTTGAGCCTTCTACGTATTCTTCTTTCTGTGGCTTAAGCTGTGGGCTCAAGTCCTGCAGGATTCGGATGAAGGGCAAGGCTGATGAACCTGAATCCAAGTTCTCTGTACCTTGACCTGCTACTGTTGTGATATCGAATGCCATGATTCTATATTTCTTCTTTCTATTTATTGGGTTATTTTCGCCCGTTTACCTTGGTAGATACCAAAGGCTTCACGAGGTAGAGATTCTGCCAGCTCTGGGTTATCCAGTGCGTCACGGCAGAAAGCTTTGAGTGTTTGATTGTGCACGGTAATCTTAAGATCAGCCTCCACATCATTCTCTTTTAAAAGTTGAATTACTTCTTGAGCCTTATCATCGTCACCACGTCCCAGCGATACTGAGATTTGATTCTTGATAATAGATTCGTTGTTTGTTTCACGTAACCATTCAAATGCGATGTTTGCGTCTTTGATACGAGCATCAACAAACTCATCCACTTTGATCTTAGTTCCGTTTTCAAGTTGTACAAGCTTAAGACCAACCTTGTTCATAAGGTCAGGTATAAGTTCTTCAGCTACTTGTTTACGTGTAGCTTTAAGTCTGCTTACTTCTTCTTCAGCTTGAACTACTTGATTGTCTAATCCGTTAAGTGTGTCACCTAGTTCTTTGAGTGTAGCCAAGTCATCTGCTTCGACTCCGCTAGTATCTATACCCTCTACTTCTGCGACGGGTATAAAGTCGCTTTCTTCTAATAGTTCATCCATATTGTTGTTTATTGTTGTTATTAGCACCAAGTCTCACCTAAATCTATATCGGCAATAACTGGTACTTTGAGCTGTATAGCATTTTCCATAATCAATTTCAAGTCTAAACTCTCTTTTTCTGAATTTACCATGCAGTTAATTTCATCATGTACTGGTAATCGCATATCAAAACCAGCATCATACGCATCCACCATGGCTTTTTTTGCTTGGTCTGCAGCCGATCCTTGTATAAGTCTGTTCAGGGCTTTACTGGTAAACGCACGGAAGAGTGCTGAGTTGGGGTGTTTTTGTTTTGCTTTTTCTAAAGTTTTAACTGGGGTGTCGCCAAACTCTTTGACCCAGAAGTCAAATCGTGCACGACGACCCATGATTGTTTTGATGTAGCCTCTTGAGCTTGCAAGGTTCATCACGTTGTCATAAAGGATTTTAAGGAACGGGGCTTCTGAATTAAACTTACGCATCGTTGAGGTACACATCTCTTCCGATATGCCTAGCGTCTTAGCCATTTTCTTCATACCCATGCCGTAACTAATACCAAGACACAACATTTTGCAGGTGTCGTACGGCAGTCCAGTGGTCTTTTCAAAGAATGTGTATAACTTCTCACCGCGTTGAAATGCTTCTAGGGCTTCTTGAGCTTTCGGTAACGGTCGGTTGAACTCACCAATAAGAGCGTAGTGTACCTGTAAGCGTGGTTCCTGTGACGAGTAATCTGCCTTGCACCAGAGTTTATCAGGTTCTGCAATGTAGAGGCTTCGTATAGCTTTTCCAATGTCGCTTCGTTTAGGCACTTGCTGCATGTTTGGGTTTGCCGAGGACAGTCGTCCTGAGCGAGTACCGCCAGAGTCTGACGCGGTCTGTTTAAAGTCAGCGTGTATTCGTCCTTTGTAGTTTTGTTTAAGAATAGTGTCTTCAATAAATACTTTCCTTAGTCGGTTAATGCTTCGTGCTTCGTGTATAAGTTTAACCTCGGGGTGATCGCAGTTAACTAGGAAGTCTTTAGATATAGATGGGTTACCTTTTTCAGTCTTAGGCACAATTAGTCCCAGTCCTTCGATATGTTTAGCAAGCTGAACACCCGACCATATATCAACGTGTTGAAAGTGTTTCTTTAGTTCTTTCTCTTTTAGTATAAGTTCATTGTTTAGTTGTTCTGCTTTGTCTAAGTCTACAGGAACACCTTTCATTGTCATGTGTACAAGTACGGGTGTGAGTTTACACTCAAGCTCCCACACATCCCATAATCCCTGTTCACGTAGTACAGGTTTCTGGTGCTGGTAGACATCCCAGGTGTTGCGTGCGTCGATCTCTGCATACTCACCTACATAGCGTGCGGGCAGTTTCCACATCTCAGCTTTTGGATCAATGCCATAAGTCTGCGCTGCGTCTTTGAGTGCGTCTTCGAACTTAGTCCTGTCTAAGTACTTCTTAGATAGGTTGTTAAGACTGTATGAAAATTGTTCTTCGTCGATTAGAGCCTCTGCAATCTGCACGTCTCGGACTGGACAAGAAACTCCCAGTCCCAGAGTCTCAAGCCAGCCGAGGTCATATGCAGCATTAGCAAATAAAACTTCAGTGCTATTAGATAGAACTTGTTTTACGTAAGCTAATACTATGTTTTTATCTATGTTGTCACCACCGAAATGGTCGATAGGTAAATATACTTCTTGGTGTTCGTCTGCAATAGCAATGCCAACTACCTTGCCAGTCCCGCGTTTGTACGATGGTCCGTATAGTTTGAGATCAGGGTCGCAGGTTTCTAAGTCGACTGCAATTACTTTGTCGAAGGTAGGTAGAGATGCGGGTGGTCGCCAAGTGGATTCAGGTGGGAATAGTGGTGCTTGTAGCATTATAAGTTATCTATTTTCCCACCACATTGTGAATAACCTGCCATGTCTACCCAGTTGTCTCTTTTGGGTTTGTGTACGTTTCTAGCTATTTTCATAAGTATCATCATATGAGCTACATCTCTAGCAGAGATTGCCACGTCTGCGTCGCAACTCGTCTTAAGATACCACTCCCATGAAGCACCTATCTCTAGTAAATTTTTTGTGGGGGTACCGTAGTCTTGTTGGCGGTCACCGCCTTGGATGCGGAGTGCTTCTTCGCAAATAGATTCCTGTTTTTTTGATTTACTCACAGTAGTTTCTTAACTTTCTCCCAGTATGGTTTGGTGCTTTCTTTCTTCCAGCCGTTAGGTCCTCCGTTATGAATACGTGCCATGTCTTCTAAAGTTGGCTTACGACCTAGGCGATGTTTGGTAGCATACCTTTGCATGTATATTTCAAACATATCAATAGCCATAGCTCGATGGAATGCTTCTTCGTGGGCATAAGGTATGCCCGATTCTTCAGCAACATCCTTCACATAATCCTCGTGGATTTGTAAGCACCCGTAAGCTTTGCCGTTGTCGCCGATTAAATCATCAACACCTCCGCTTTCAACTTGGATCAGGGCTAGTACCAGTAGTATCATTTCTTGATTCATTTTTGCGTATTATTTTGTTTATTTGTTTCCACTCTTTTGAGTGTAGGCGTAGCTCAATGTCGCGGGCATCATAGTCTACTATGAGTCCTTTGTCTTTGGCTTTGTTAATTGCATTCTTATACTTATTACATATATCCCCGTCCAGTATTTCTTTAGCTCTACGATCTATCATGTCGTAGAGATCTTTGTTAGATGAACCTTGAGACCCATACGATGGGTCAACGTTCTCAAAGGACTTGTGGTATGTTGATGTCATTGTAAATTGGCTACCTACCACCCAGGTCATTTTAGGATGGTAGGTAAGTTATCTGGAATGGAGAACGGATTTAGACTGACCTCTGGTAGTGTTCACTATCTCGTCCAGTCTGCACAGGG